CCTGATCACTCATTTGATGGGACAAAATAAAAGCCTCTAGTTTTTCGCTAAATTGTAAATACTTCTCATTACTCTTTTTAATTTTTAGCTTTTCGATTTTTCTGCCTTTTAAATCACCTACTAAGATAGGAAGAATCATTGATCTACAATTCCAATGAAGGGGAGGCGTAAATTTCATCATGTTTGGATCATCTTTTGCGAAAATAGTGCCGTTTAATTCAGTGCATATAGGCGTACGGTCTTGGGTATAGTTATTTACAAATTCAAAAGCCTCTATTTCCTTATCAACTTCTGGGTCAGTAAAAAAAGCGTTTCTTGCTTCGCCTATAGCCTGATGAGCGGTTAGGGGAGCCCCTGCCCTAACCGATGGTCCCTCAATAAAGTCTTCGGCATTATCCTGCATATCTTTTTTAACTTGGTTAATTGCTTTTTCCTGTCCCACCGAAGTTGTATATTGAAAATAAATAGCTTTTTCTAAATCTGACAATTGAGTTTTAACTAATAGTTCTTGTTGGGTCTTTAGCCTTCTGCGAATTTTCGCTGGGAGTTTTTTCCACATGGTTTCTATACGTTTGTTTGATTTTTTGACTTTTTTTGTGGCTTTTTTGACGGTTTTACTTTCTACAAATTGAATAGAATAAATATCTTTTTCAGATAACTCATATTTAGCTTTGGGAACTTCTTTTTTTGTTTGTCGAAGCGTTTCATAGGCAATGATGGTTAAAACGTCTAATAGATCATCTTTATATTCATTAAGACCCGATGCATCAACTCCTTTGATGGCATCGAGTTTTTTTGCATTACTTAGGCCTGACTCCTTGGCCACTACTTTATTTATAATGTTATCACCGATAAAAGCCAAATTACTTTGCATAACATCTAGAACCGCTTTTTCGCTGTCTTTTAAAAGTAGATCTAATTCTTTTCGAACGCCCATTAAAACCTTCTCCGTCTAGTTCGTTTTAAAGCGTGAAATTTTTCGCTTAAACTCATGTCCATTATAGGTGTGCTTTTAATCCTTTGGCCGTCTTCGCTCATTTCAGTTATTCCCAACCTTTTTCTCAAGTGTTTTTCTAATTTATCATCGGGCGTTAGTATTTGAGCGTTTGTTAAAACATTTAGTATATCAGCCAACTCTTTTCCTGCTTTGTCGCTTATCCCAGAAAATTTTAACGTAGGGTATTTATCTCTAGGGCCAAAATTCATTTTAACTAATTCAGGAATAAGGTTTTTATTAATTTGATCAGCTATCTCATTAGCTAAAAATTGTAGACCTGTTAAAAAGAAGTCGCTTAGGTCATTGGATAATGCATAGGCACCAGACCCACTCATACCTAACTCTAAAAAGTTGGCTAAAAAGGCTTTAACCATTCTTTTGTCTTCGTTCTCTATACTTGTTTCAACTTTACTAGGATCATAAGTGTTAGTTCTTAGATCTATGTCAAAACCTTCTGGCTTAATAAGATAATTACTTTGATGGGTAGTATATTTTTCTAAGGCAGTTATTAATTTAGAATATTGAGTCGAAGCTTGCCGACCTTGAGGTATTGTAGCAATGGGCGTGGGGACTGCGAACTTCTCTATTCCAATGGCGTTGATTTTATTAAAGTTATTTTTACGCCACCAATTACCGTAGCAAGGTCTAAGGGCGCTTATTCCCTCATAATTAGATCCTTCTCTATTAAGAGTAAATAGCAATAAATATTTAGCCGGAATAGTAACCTGTCTTCCCACTTCGCCAAAGGCCAACTGGTCAACGCTTAATAACTCTCCACTCTCATGGTCTAGGTTCCATCGCTCAATGGTTTTAGGGCTTCGCCATGAAATATTTTTTATTCCGGTATAGCTATCAAGAACCTTATTTCCTTCATCGTCATAAACAGGCTGGTTAATAAAGTTTTTATGAGTGACTTCAAACATAGCAAAACCAAATTCTATCATAGTTAAGGCTTCTGCTAAAAATCTAGGGAAGGGTGTAGCCATTGACTCAAATAAGATTTTTTCAATTAATCGGGCATCGTTTTTATAAAAAAAGTCGTCCCCTGCTGCGTGAATTTCTGCCGATGCACTTTTAATAGGGTTTTTAACGGCACTAAGGCACATCATTACTTGAGGATCACTTCTTCGCATTTTATCAAAAACGTCGGCTCGCTCATTATTTCTTAGTGCGTCTAAATATTCCTCTTCAAAATAACCGCCATAATTTTCAGTTCCCGAAGACCCTATAGGTGTTGAGTGAAACGCTGGCAATTCCTTATTTTCTTCGGACTCTAGTTTATCCTCTTCTTTTTTATTTAAAAAATTATCAAAAAATCCCATAGTCTCACCACTCGTTTATAAAGTTATTGTTGCTTATATCATTTGGAATAAAATCGTCTGTAAACTCGTCCACTCTTTTAAAAGCTAAATAATTAAATGCACCACTTAAAGCGTCTATTATATCATCGTGTGCCACTTCGGGAAAGTTCTCACTCTCAAAATAAAACTCTTCTTTATTTCTGCAGCTTTTTAAAATTTTTATATTGCCTGCTTCAGCCTGCGCACTAACAGCTTTAGAACTTGTAATTTTATCGACATTAATTTTTTCGTACACCACATTAAATCCTGCCAACATTCTAGTAAAATTTTCAATCTCATTTTTTCCTGCTCCTCCGGGGTCTTGGAACCCTTTAACTATACAATTAATGCCATCTTGTTTTGCAGTGTTAACTATAAGTTTTTCAACTTTTAAAGCACTATATCTCTCTCTTACTATATCTAGGATATAATAAATACCGTCTTCGTCTACGCCTAATTTTAAGCCGACGGTATAATCTGGGTCTCCCTTATCGCCTTCCTTCCATTCAGTGGCAGCTCGGTCCCAGCATCTAACAATATTAATTAGTTTAGGCGAAGCGTCAACTTCTGTAAAGTAATGCCTTTTAAAAAATATTCCTGCGGTTTCTTGTACATTCCAATTTCCATCTAATAATTGCATTCGCTCAAATTTACTTAAGGCCTGAAGGTTGGCCAAGTAAGAAGGGTCTTCTCTCATCAAAATTTTATTATCACTTAAGCTTGCCGGAATAAAAGTAAAACTTTTTGGAATACTTGCAGGGTATTGTTTTTTTAAGTCATTGGAACATTCGCTCCAAATGAGCTTATCATCAACTCTTATAAAATATCTCTTAATACCCGATTTTTGTAAATCTGGTTGACCATTAGGTAATAAATACCACTCAATAAGCTTCTTAACCCATGACTTGGAACTTGGGTTTGTTGTCGCTCTAATATACGGTTTAATTGAGGAGATAGATCTATTTCTAGATAACATATACCAGAATTGTTTTTCGGTGAAGTGGGTTAGCTCATCAAAATAAATTATCGGTATCTGACTCCCCTGCCAATCTAAAACATTCTTTTCGTATTCCAAATGGCCAAATTTTAATTTACAACCGGAAGGAAATTTCCACGTTAAAATACTCTCCTTCGGTTCTGCGCCTAATAAGCTATAAATGTTTTTTGAAGTGTCCCAAAGACCGCCTTCATTTCTAACTTGAGGACTGGTTCTTCTAAAACAAACTGCCCCTGCTTCTTTATTATGATAATGCCTTAAAAAGTCTAATAAGAGAGAAAAGGTTTTCCCCCCTCCTGCGCTTCCACCATAGATACAAATATCGGAATCATTTTTTAAAAATAATTCTTGCGGCCCCTGTTGTGGTCCTAAAGTAACATCACTCACTCTAATTCTAACTCCATTTCTTTTTTTGTAATATGTTCATTAAAAGATAAAACATTTCCAAAGCTCTCTGTTACTTCAAAAGGTCTATAATATTTTTCAAAAGTTTTTTTAGCTATAACATAAAACCCATCCTGCGCAGGTTCCATTAGAATTATATAATCCCCTCTAGAACCTGTCGCAAAAAACCCTTTATTCTCTTTATAGATCTTAAAATCATCGTCAACTTGGTATGCCTTTATAATAGTAGGATTTTTTTTTATAAAATGCTCAAAAGGTTTGTCCTTAACATCGTCCTCAAAAATAATTCGCATTTATTCCCTTTGGTTAGAAGGTATATTTAAAACTACGTTGGCGATTTCCTTATTTTGTTCTTCGACTGGCTTATCGCTCCACCCTAAATAAACTTTAGAAGCGAAAATTAAGCATGGGACATTTCCATTTAAAGCCATTTGAATTACTTTTTGTGCGAGCCTAATTTTCATCGGCCCCATTCTGCGCGATCTATATTCTGTAAAAGTACATTCAAAATTTTCTTTTATTCTTCTCTCTATAACATCTTCTGAAACCCCCATTATATCAGAGCAGACTTCTTTAGTTGGTTTGAACTGTAAAATAGAATCAAATTTTTCCCAGTCAAACTTTAGCCTTTTTTTTCCTGGTTTCTTTTTCATATGCGGCTCCTTATTCCTTTTTGTTGGTTTTATACCGCTAATTAATCTTATCAACTAAAGCGAACCACTGCAATGCGATGAAATAAAAATATAGAATTAAGCTTTTATACTAGGTCATCAAAGGCTTCTTTGGTTTTTTCTAATATTGCTTTTTTACCTGTTAAGTCCTGCCATCTTTTTATTATGACATCGCAATAATATTCGGATAACTCCATACCAAAAAAAGTTTTGTCTGTTTTTTCGCAAGCAATTAGCGTTGAACCGGAACCAGAAAAAAGATCTAAAACAGTGCTCGCAGGGTCTTTAAAGTAATCAAAGCACCATTCAGCTAGGGCGACTGGCTTTTGCGTTGGGTGAACTCGCCTTTTACTAGTTTCACTCGCTTTGATCATACCATTCCATAGATGCCTAAATATTCTTGTTGAAGAAGCTTTGGGATTTTTAACCCATGCCATTTCTGCGTCCGATAAATTATTACTCATTTTTTCTTCAACTCTTTTATCCCATATTATCCAATTATTCT